GATTGGGTTATATTGTAGGTCCATAAGATTATATTTGGACGGAAAGATTTAATATTATAAAAAACTACAAAACATTTACCAAAGCCCTTAAAGGACCAATAAAAATATATTTTATTGTATAAATATATAAATTATGCGTGTTTTATGCGTGTAAATATATAAAAAGCTATATAAATCAATGCTAAGAACATCATTGACAATTATTTCTAGCTAAAAACATAAAATTTAGTCTAAAAATATTTGCGACAACCCCCATCGCTTTTTTTTTTATAATTATACTACCCATTTCAACCCAGAAACCATGTCCTAAAAGGCTTGGTGCTGGTGAGAAGAATCGAACTTCCTACTTCATTCTTACCAAGAATGCACTCTACCAATGAGTTACACCAGCATGACGATAGACTTTACTAAATATAAAAAAGATTTACCAGAAGGTAAAATACATTCAGAACTGACTATTCTGAATTGGACAAGACATCAACAAGAACAAAATAGGATCTGTCTATACTGTGATAGTTGGGGTTCTTTTGCTATACAGCCAAAAGATGCCTACAGACAGTATTACTTCCTATGTGGAGATCATTATAGTGGTAAAAAAAAAGAAAAAATCAAAAAAAATTGATGTGTTCACCTTAATGGTGAAGCACATGAACGACAAGACACCTGTCAAACAAAACTCAGGGAGGGGTTTAGTTACAGACAGCACAGTGGCACGAATACAGGATATATATGGTGGGGATAAGAAAGCTAATGAATGAACACTATAACCATTCCGTATAAGCCTAGAGAATTACAACAACAAGTTCATAAGAGCTTAAAAAGATTTAACGTATTAGTTTGTCATAGACGTTTTGGTAAGACAGTTCTAACAGTCAATGAGCTGATTAAGAAGTGCTTACAATGCGAATTACCACGACCTCGCTATTATTATATAGCACCGACCTACAGTATGGCAAAAAGGATCGCATGGGATTACTTGAAATACTATACATCGGTCCTACCTAATATGGACTACCATGAAACAGAATTAAGAGCTGAACTACCTAATGGAGGCAGAATACAACTACTTGGTTGTGAACGACCACAAACACTAAAAGGTTTATATATAGATGGTGTTGTCTTAGACGAGGTTGCCCAAATGCCTCCGAAGATGTGGACTGAAGTTATCAGACCAGCACTATCGGATAGAGAAGGTTTTATGATTGCGATTGGTACTCCTCAAGGTCATAACTCTTTCTTTGATTTGTATAATCATGGTATGCACAATGATGGTTGGTACGCTACAAAGTTCAAAGCATCAGAGACAAAGGTTGTCAAAGAAGAAGAATTAGCCGAAGCAAAAAAATTAATGCCTCCTGAAATATACGAGGCAGAATACGAGTGTAGTTTCGAAAGCTCTGCAATCGGAGCTATCTACTCACAAGGTCTTAATAAGGCAGACGAAGATGATAGAGTAACATCTGTACCTTATGATCCTACGTTAAAGGTATCTACCTTTTGGGATTTAGGAATGGCAGATAAAACCTCGATATGGTTCTGTCAGCAAAAAGGCACAGCAATACACCTTATAGACTACTTTGAAGATAGTGGTGAATCCCTAGAATATTACGCCTCAATCCTACAAGATCGAGGATATGTGTACGACACACACTACCTTCCTCACGATGCTAATGTCCGAGAAATTGGAACAGGTAAATCACGAGTAGAGATCGCACAGAGTTTAGGTTTATCGACCAGTATTGTACCGAAGATGAGTATAGAAGATGGAATTAACGCAGTCAGAATGACCTTATCACGATGTTATTTTGACTTTGAAAAGACAAAAGACGGATTAGATGCCCTGAGACAGTATCGTTGGGCAGTCAATGACAAAGGAGAAAGCAAAAATAGACCACAGCACGACTGGACATCGCACAGTGCTGACGCATTTCGCTATTTATGTACTGGATTACAGGAAACGAAAAACTGGTCATCGCAGATTAACTATCCGAAGCTAGGAATTGTATAATGAAATTAACAAAAGAAAGATTAAAAGCACTTATATCGCAAGAGATTACAAACTCTCTTGGTTTTTATGGGGGTGAGTTATCTTCGCAACGTAAAAATGCACTGAAATTTTACTTAGGAGAGCCTCTCGGTAACGAAGTAGAAGGTCAATCACAAGTCAGATCACAAGATGTGCTAGAAGTTGTCGAAAGCATACTACCAAGTATGATGAGAATCTTTACACAGGGAGAAAGTATTGTCAGATTTGAACCTCAAAAGCCTGAAGATGTAGAATATGCTGAACAATCATCAGATTACATCAATCATATCTTTAACAAAGACAATAATGGCTACCAAATCTTGCATACAATGTTTAAAGATGCCCTTATTTCTAAAAATGGCTTTGTCAAATACTACTGGAAAACAGATAAAGAGCAAAAACAAGAGTCGTATGAAAATTTAACCACTGCTGAGTACCAAGCAATACTTGCAGATCCTGAAGTAGAGGTTGTAGAGGTTGAAGATACTGATAATGAACTCGATATCGCTGGACAAGACTTTACGGAACAGACTTATAACGTCACAGTTAAGCGTGTGAAAGAATATGGTCGTGTTTGTATAGAAAATGTTGCACCAGAAAGCCTTTTAGTCAGTAAAACAGCAAACAGTTTAGAAGATTGTAACTTTATTGGACAACGTGTTTTTAAAACTAGGTCTGAATTAATCAGTATGGGTTTTGACAAGAAGATTGTCAATGAATTACCTGTAGCTGATGAAGAAATTTATAACACAGAGGCTGTTACGAGAAGATCGTATGACGATGAGACGATGCCTCAAGAATATCAAAACATTGATCCTTTACTGACACGAGTATCAGTCATTGATTGCTACATGAAGTGTGATTACGATAACGATGGAATTGCAGAACTAAGACACATTGTTGTGGGTGGATCAGCACCCAATGCTTATCACATCTTAGAAAATGAACCTATAGAGCAAATACCTTTTGCGATGGTCACAGCTATCCCAATGCCACACAGGTTTTATGGTTTATCTATCTATGATTTAATTGGCGATGTGCAAGAGATTAAGACTACCCTTCTAAGGCAAACTCTTAATAACGCCTATCTACAAAACAATGCTCGTACTGTGGTTGTAGATGGACAAGCAAACATAGACGATCTCCTTACTTCGAGAGCTGGGGGGATAGTACGAGTCAAGTCTCCCAACGCAGTCACCCCCCTAGCTTCTCCTAACTTCATGAGTCAAGGATTAGCGATGTTAGACAAAGTAGATAATATTCGTGAGTCACGATCAGGTGTATCAAAAGTCCAAATGGGATTAGATGCCGATCAAATCAACAAATCACATACAACTGCAAGTAGTACCAATGTGATGATGAACGCATCAACACAACGAATAGAACTCTATGCAAGAAATTTTAGTGAAGGTATTAAAAGAATGTTTCAAGGTATCTTGACATTAGTTTGTAAGTACCAAGATCAAGAAAGAATAATTAAATTACGCAATAAATTTGTACCGATGAACCCTAGAGAGTGGGTAGATCGTTACAATGCAACAGTACAAGTTGGACTCGGTACAGGTTCACAAGATCAACGACTCGAAGTATTAGGTCGTGTTTTGGCAGTCCAAGAAAAACTTATCGGTGCTGGTGGTATGGGTATTGTCGATCCTCAAAAGATTTATAATACCTTAGAGAAGTATTTAGAAAATGCTGGTTATAAAGATGCAAGTCAGTTCTTTAACAATCCAGCAACAATGCCACCTCCTCCCCCTAAACCACAACAACCTGATCCTACAATGCAATTAGCTCAAGCAGAACAACAAAGACTAAGAGCAAAAGATCAAGCAGACTTACAATTAAAAGCAAGAAAACAACAATCAGACGAAATTTATAAAACTGAAAAAATGAATTTAGATCAACAAAAATTAGCTACTGAAATTCTTAAACAAGAAGAAGGTAAGAAATTAGATAAAGAAAAATTAGCAACACAAATTTTAAAGGAAGGTATTAACTAATGGCATTTACACCATTTTTTCAAGGTACTGATGCACAAAATGTCATCAACAATTATTTAGGCACAGGCACTACAGCAACAACTCCTATGCAACCACAAGATAT